GACCCGACCAACGTGGTGACCACCTACACCTATGGCGGCGCGGGCACGATCGACCGCACCTCCATAGGCGCCTACCAGCAGTCCGTCGCCTGCGGCCCGAACCTGCCCGGCCTGTGGTCCTATGAGTGGGTCGGCACCGGCGCCGACAACGACGCCGCCGCCGGCACGTGGACTGTCCTGCCGCTGACCGTCGGCCGCTGGTACTGCTCGCTGGAGGAGGTCAAGTCCCGGCTCGGCAAGACCGCCACCGACCGGGACTTCGAGATCCAGCTGGCCGTGCAGGCCGCCGCCCTCGACATCGAGGGGTTCTGCGGCCGGTACTTCTGGCAGGCCCCCGACGTCCGCACCTACGTGCCCGAGGACCTGTGGGTGCAGACCACCGACGACATCGTCTCGGTCACCAGCCTGATGCTCGACACGACCGGCGACGGCATCTACGACACCACCTGGACGGCGGGCACCGACTACGTCCTGGAGGTCTCCGAGCAGGACTACAACCAGGCAGCGTCCGGCGAGGCCCGCCCGTTCTCCCAGATCCGGTCCGTCGGCGGCAAGTGGTTCCCGTTCATCTGGCCGTACGTGCACCAGAACCGCATCCAGGTCACCGGCGTCTTCGGCTGGCCCGCCGTCCCGGTGCCGGTCAAGAACGCGGCCCTGATGATCGCCACCGACTTCTTCAAGGCCGGCGAGGCGCCGTTCGGGCAGGCCGGGTTCGCCGAGTACGGCGTGTCGAAGTCGACCAGCGAGCCGATGGTCGCCGACATGCTGCGCCGCTATATCAAGAGCCGCCGCAAGGTCGGCATCTGATGTCGACGATCGCCGCGATCCGCGACGCCATCGGCGCAGCCCTCGCCCCGATCGGCCTGGAGATCCACACCTACACCCGGGGCACGGTCAACCCGCCCGCCGCGGTGATCCTGCCCGCGCCCGGCACGTTCCTGGAGTACCACCAGACGCTGGACTCCGCCGAGGGGCTGCTGTACCACATGCGGGTCGTGCTGCTCGTCGCCTTCGCCGACGCCGAGACCGGCACCGACGCGCTCGACGCCTACCTCGAGCCATCCGGCCCGCAGTCGGTGTCCGCGGCGATCGAGGCCGACCCGACGCTCGGCGGCGCCGTGTCGTTCGCGGTGCCCGAGACGGCCGGCCGGTACGGCACCCTCGCCTACGGCGGCATGGACTACCTGGGGTGCGAGCTGATCGTGGCGGTGGGCGCGCCATGAGCGTCAAGGCGCACCGCAGGGTCGTGCACCACCGGACGCACCGGCACCGGAAGCAGTCGTCGATGTCCACATTCACGATGGCGGGGAGGAAGAAGGGCACCACCGCGGACGGGCGCGCGCACCGCAAGGTGGTTCACCGCCGCAGGGCCCGCAAGGTCTCCCTCGCCCGGCCCGATAAATACATAGCGGATATATATGATTCCCGGCTGCCCGTCCTGCCCGAGGGCATGTCGCGGATCATGCCGTGGGTGGCCGGCGGCAACGACCGGTGGCCGGTCTGCGGCGCCGCCGCCGCGGCGAACTCGCTGCTGATCGCCTCGGGGCATGCCGTGCCCGCCGCGGCCGTCCTGGCGCTGCACGACCGGGCCCGCGGCGACCGGGTCGGCGCGGACATGGCCGACGTGCTGGACGCGCTGCTCGCCGGCGGGCTGGCCGGCATCCGGCCTCGCGCCGTCGCCCTCCTGGCAGGCGGCGGCGCGCTCCTGCCCGGCGACCTGGTGATCGTCCGGCTCGGCGCCGAGGCGCACGCCGCCGCCGTCGGCCCGGCCGGCTGGTGGGTCACGTGGGGCGAGCTGGCCGCGCCGCTCGGCGCCGTGGAGGATGCATGGCGGATCACCTGGTGAGCCATCCTGCTGTAACCACCGGGGTGACAGCGGAACGAGCGGCGGCGCCGGGCCCGGCCGATCATGCCGGGCAGCCGCCCCGGGAGCTCCCGGATGGCTGGGAGTACGCGCTGCCGCCGCCGCCGGACATCCCGTGGGATGACATCGACCCGGACATCGCGCCGGCGCTGCATGCCCTTGCCGACTACGGCATTGACACGTTCAGCTCCTGCCAGGGCGGCCCGGGCCACGGCGGCGGCATGGCGTCGATCATGTTCCACGGTGACGAGCATGCCGGCCTGTGGGCGGTATGGCTGTTGGAAGCCCAGGGCTTCCGCGTGCAGGCGCTATCGCGGACCTGGGACCTGGATTTCGGGCAGCCCCGCAGCCCCTTCTGGGAGGTGACCCTGCGCTGCCTGGAGCCATCCGGGCCGCGCCCCGGGACATGCCTGGTGCGCGAGACGGCCGCCGGGCCGGGCAGCCGCTGATGCGCTGGCTCGTCGGCCACCCGGGCCCGAACTTCTCCGTGCACGACGTGTGGCAGGGCTGGGTCGACGCGCTCACCGACCTCGGCGAGCAGGTCGCCATCTTCAACCTCGACTCCCGGCTGTCGTTCTACGGCCAGGTGATGATCGAGACCGGCACCCGCGACGCGGAGGGCCGGCCGGAGTGCCGCCGCGCGCTCACCGACGACCAGGCGGTCACCCTCGCCGCCAACGGCCTGATGTCCGCCTGCTACCAGTGGTGGCCCGACGTCGTCCTGCTCATCTCCGCGTTCTTCACCCCGCCGGTCATGCTCGACGTGATGCGCCACCGCGGCCACAAGGTGGTGCTGCTGCACACCGAGGCGCCCTACCAGGACGCCGAGCAGCTCGCCCGCGCCGAGCACGCCGACCTGTCGCTGGTCAACGACCGCGCCACCCTGGACGCCTACCGGCAGGTCGGGCCGGCCGAGTACATGCCGCACGCCTACCGCCCGTCGGTGCACTGCCCCGGACCGGCCGACCCGGACCTGGACTGCGACCTGGCGTTCGCCGGCACCGGCTTCGCGTCCCGGATCGAGTTCCTCGAGCAGATGGACCTGTCCGGCCTGGTGGTCCGCCTGGCGGGCAACTGGGCGCAGCTGCCCGCCGCGTCGCCGCTGCGCCGCTACCTGACCCACGCCGACGGCGAGTGCATCGACAACGCCGAGGCCGTCCGGCTGTACCGCTCCGCGGCCTGCGGCCTCAACCTGTACCGCCGCGAGGGCGAGCCCGGCGCCGCGCCCGGCTGGGCGATGGGGCCGCGCGAGGTCGAGATGGCCGCGACGGGCCTGTACTTCCTGCGCGACCGGCGAGGCGAGGGCGACGAGGTGCTGCCGATGCTGCCCGCCTTCGACGACCCGGCCGGCGCCGCCGACGCGCTGCGGTGGGCGCTGGCCCACCCCGAGCAGCGCGCCGAGGCCGCCGCGAAGGCCCGGGCCGCCATAGCCGACCGCACGTTCGACAACAACGCCCGGCAGCTGCTCCGGCTGCTGGACCGCTAAGGGAGGACAACCAGTGGCACGCATCCACGGCCGCAACGGCACCATCTACCTCGGCACGACGAACGGCGCGGCGGCGTCACCGCTGTCCTTCGCCGCGGACTGGTCGCTGAACTTCGCCGTCGCCAAGGCGGACGTGACCTGCCTGGGCGACACCAACCTGATCTACGTCGCCGGCCTGCCCGATGCCTCCGGCGACATGTCCGGCTTCTACGACGACGCGACGCGGCAGACCTACGACGCGGCGAACGACGGCCTGAACCGGAACTTCTACCTGTACCCGAACAAGAACACGCTGACCCAGTACTTCTTCGGGCTGATCCTGCCGGACTTCTCCATCGCCGGCGGCGTCGCCGCGGCCGTGTCATTCAAGTCGACGTGGAACGCCAACTCCCCGATCGTCAAGGCCGGGTAGCCGCCGGTGCGGGTCGAGGTCGACGAGTTCGCCGTCGAGGCATTCACCCGCGACCCGCTGCTGTCCATGGAGATCACCGCCCGCGCCGGCCCGAGCCTGGTCGAGCAGGCCCGCGGCCAGGCGCCGGTGCTGACCGGCGCGCTGCGGTCGTCGATCGGCTTCACCGAGGACCCCGAGGGCGGCCTGGACCTGTACGCCATCTGGTACGACATCTTCCTGGAGATCCCGGCCGTCCAGATGCACCAGGCGGTCCGCACCCTCGGCGACGCGCTGGACCACGTCTCCCCCATCCTGTGACCACGGAAGGACCCCTCCATGCCGCCACGCGCCACCGCCGCAACCCGGACCCGGACCCGCGCCAACGGCGCCGGCAAGGCAGACCCGGCCCGGATCGCCGCCCTCGAGGCCGAGCTCGCCGTGCCGCTCGAGGACCAGATCGAGGCCGAGGTCGCCGCCACCCAGGCCCGCCTGGCCGGCCACCCGCCCGGCCGCGTCATCACGTTCTACGGCGCCGAGTATCGGCTCGCGCCGAAGATCCCCATCATGGCGCTGATCGACTTCGGCGCCGAGGCGGCCAAGGGCACCAGCACCGAGGACCCGTCCGCGCTGGCCGCGATGCGCGACATCCTGCGCCGCTGCTTCCAGCTCGCCCCGCCGTGCCGGCGCATCTGCGCGGCCCGCTGCCCGGACGAGTGCGCCCGGCACTGCGCCGCATGCACCGCCGCCGGGCCGGTCGCCGCCGAGGTCCCCGGCTGCGCCCAGTACGACCCGGGCGACTGGCCGCTGTTCCACACCATGGCGCTGGACCGGTGCGCCGGCGTCGACGAGCTGTTCGACGTGGTGAACGACGTCATCGCCCTGGAGACGGCGCGCCCTACCACGTAGCCGCCCGGCTGATCGGGTGG